TCTACAGCTACAGCGTTAGCTACTTCCCGTACTATAGCACTTACTGGTGATGTAACAGGTTCTGTTTCTTTTAATGGTACAAGCAATGCTACTATAGCAGCAGTAATAGCAGATGATAGCCACAACCACACTATTGCTAACGTAGATGGATTACAGACAGAGATAGACACTAAGGCTGAACTAGCAGGTTCTGGATCTCAGTCCTTCTCTGCTTCTACTCTTAATGCTACAACTGTAGATCTAGGCAACTGGACAATAACAGAGAGTGGTGGCACTCTATTGTTTGCCTCTAATGGTACAAACAAAATGAAGATAGACGGTTCTGGTAACTTAACCGTAGTAGGCAACGTAACAGCGTATGGATCTGTATAATGGCTTTACCTGCATCAGGAGCAATTAGTTTTGCTAACCTAAGAAGTGAATACTCTGATACAGGTGCTACATCCTTATCAGAGTTTTACAGGGGTGGATCTAATGTGCGTAGTAACTTTGGTTACAACAACAATACGGATATACCTACAAGTGGTGCTATTGATTTAGGTGACTTCTATAACAACTACTATGAAGGTACTACGCTTCAAAAGTTAACAGACTTTAGAGCAGTAAAAAATTCAGGAGCTATATGGGTAAGTCTTGAGGCTAGTCCTGGTGGGCAACTTATGACATCTGATGATAGTGGCGCTAACAACCCTAATAGTAGATATCAAACAAGTGATACTTGTCCTAACAATACTACAAGATCCTCGCAACACACATCTAGTCAATGGACAACAATAATAGGTGTTGCTGCATCAACTACTTCTACAAGGACAAGCCCTTTAGATCCAGGTACAGGTGTATCAGGTTCTTTAGTATATAATGCGATGGATGGATCTAATGTTTGTTGTGCTATGCAAGTTAATTTACCTCACAATACTTTAGGAAATGTGTCACATACATTTAATAGAAGTGCAGGTAATTCTTGGACAGGTGGTATGTGTATCGTAATGCCAGGAAAATGGTCTTATAATAGAGTTGGAAGTAAGGGTAATACTCAAACACTTGCTTCTGGTGAGATACTTTTATACGCTAGAAACAGGAATGGTGATGGATATAGTCAAACTAGATATACGTCTTCCGCATCAAATACTACTTGTACTCATCGTTGGGGTTATTGGTATAATACTGGATCTGTAGGTATTACAACCAATGGCAATTCGTCTTCACAGAACTTCTCTTTAACTGGTGAAGCTCCTCAAGGGGCTTGGGTATTTACGGAATCAGCATAATGAGCAATATAACGTTGACCCCCGAAGAGCTAGAGCTTATACTAGACAGATCAGCTAAGCGTGGAGCTAAGTTAGTTTTACGTGAGTTAGGGCTACATGATGAGTCTGCTGCTGAGGATATGCGTGAAGTACGTAACCTATTAACAACGTGGAGACAAACACGTTTAAGTATATGGAACACATTCGTTAAAATAACAACCGTTGCTATATTCAGCTTTGTTGCTGCTGCAGTTTGGATGAAGTTGGGTAATTAATAAGGACTATTAAAATGGCTATGAAATTTGGTGGATTTACACCTGAACAAATGGGTAAGATAATACCAGAGATGCAGGGTATGCAAGCAGATGAGCAAGCGGCATTCTTAGCTGCTTCACCTAAAGCGGCATCTACGCTAGGTAAGATGGCAGAGGTAGCATCAAAACGTATTAGTATGGCACAAGGAGGGTATGTTCAGGGTTATCAGGAAGGTGGCAGTGTAACAAACCTAGATGCAGCCCAAGATGCCTATGCTAAAGCTCAACAAGATGCTCAAGCGGCTATGACAGCTTCACAGAAAGATCCTAGCAACAAAGATCTTGCAGATGCAGCACAAAAGGCTCAGGCTAATATAAATGCAGCCCAATCAAATCTTGCTTCATCCTATTCACAGTATAAAGTTACAGAATTACCAACTGCAGCAGAGTCTACTTCTGCGATGTTAAAAGATCCCTCTTCTCAGGTAACAAAAGCTGATGTAGCAACTGTTTCTGACGAAGACAAAACTGCAGGTATGATAGACCCTACTACAGGTACAGTCACAACTGCAGCTCCACAAGCAGATCAAACTATAGCAGAAACAGCTACGCCTGTTGATGCACCTGAACAGAAAGATGCGGTAACATATGACGCTGTAGAAGCTACTGCAGATGTAGCTACTGTATTAGACAGGCTAGAGGCCGCTACAGGCAAGCCCAGCGCTGAAGCACTTGTAGATGCACAATCTATGAATCCTGAAGAGTTAGCACAGTTAGGTTTAAGTGTAGCTCAGATTAATGAAGCTCAAAAAGTTGCAGACGTAGAAGCACGTAAGTTAGAAGCAGGAGAACTTATATCAGGCTCTACGGTTGATATGGATCGTGTTAGAGTAGAAACTAACTTTGAGGCGGCTACAGGCGCACCATCAACAGATGCTACAGTACAGGGACAACTTACAGGCTTGATGGCAGACTTTGAGGGTAAATCTCCTCCTGCATGGGCGGCAGGTGCAATGCGTAATGCGGCATCTAAGATGGCTTCTCGTGGATTAAGTGCATCTTCAATGGCAGGTCAAGCTATGATACAAGCGGCTATGGAGAGTGCTTTACCTATAGCTGTACAGGATGCCCAAACATCTGCTAAGTTTGAGCTTACTAATTTAAGTAATCGTCAACAGTCTGCTATGTTTGCAGCAGAGAAGAGAGCAGATTTTCTTGGCTTAGAATTTAATCAAGAGTTTCAATCTAGAGTAGCTAACTCTGCAAAGATATCTGAGATAGCTAATATTAACTTTACTGCTGAACAACAAGTAGCATTAGAGAATGCACGAATGGCTCAAACTGTAGATCTTACGAACCTTAACAGTACAAACGCTAAAATCATGGCAGATGCAGCGGCTATGTCTCAACTAGATTTAACTAACTTAAATAATCGTCAACAAGCCGCAGTACAAAATGCTAAGTCTTTCTTAGATATGGATATGGCTAGTTTAGAAAATACACAACAGACTGCTATAATGAAGAGCCAACAGCTTACAAATGCATTACTAACAGATCAAGCAGCAATGAATGCTTCTAAACAGTTTAATGCTTCCAGTGAGAACCAGACAAACCAGTTCTTTGCAAACCTTAGTGCTAATATAGCTATGTATAATAGTGAACAGGCTAATGCTATGAATAAGTTTAACGCAGGTGAGGCTAATGCTATTGATCAGTACAACGCTACACAACGTACAGCCCGTGAACAGTTTAATGCTACTAATGCTTTAGTTGTAGCTCAGGCAAATGCGTCTTGGTCACAGTCTATAACAACAGCAGAGACTGCAGCACAAAACCAAGCTAATAGAGATGCGGCTATGACTGCTAATCAATTTACTGCAACTGCTTATAATAATATAGTACAAGAGGAGCGTGATGTTATTAGCTATGCTTACAAAGTAGCAGAGAATGAAGCAGAAAGAGCTTTACGTATTCAACTACAGGGTATGCAAAACGAAGTGTCTTTAGCACAGATACAAGCTAATATAGATATAGGTAAGGGACAAGGCTTAGGCTCTTTCTTAGGAGCAATAGGGCCTGGTTTAATTAATTGGGCTTCTGGTGGTAAAGCAGGGTTATAATAAAGGTAATAGCAATGGCAAGTTTAATAGACTATTCTCAGGATTTCAGCACTAAAAAGATGATGCAGGATATTGAGGAAAAAATAAAAGCATACATAAACAAGGAAGAAAAGCCTTCTGAGCCTAGAGGTATGTTAGAGAGAGCGCCATCTCCAGATAAACTAGATGGTGATTCCATTGTTGTTAGCAGTCTTGAGAACATGATGAAACAAGCATCTGAAAATAAAGCGACTAGGTTTAGAGGTATGAACTTCAAAGCAGAAAGACCTAGATCTTCTCCAGAAGAGATTAATGAGTTTCTTGCTAATATGAAAGAAGTAAATAGGATAGCACCTGGATTTTACTACGATAAAGATGATAGAAACAATCCTATGAACTTCTCTGGGTCTATTGTAAAAGAAGACAGACAAACCGATGCTTTAATTGACGTTGCTGAAACTGCATTAGAACAGCCTGTAAAAATACCTACTCTAGATATAGCTGAAGCTATTGAACAAGATCAAGTAGAGCAACAAGATATTTCTACACTAAAAGGTAGTCAAGCAGGTCTTATGGCTAAGCCTGTTAGTGTACGTAACACAGGAGGTACTTCTTTCTTAAACTTTATAGGCAAGGGAGAAGGTGATTATAATTCATCTAATAGAGGTACAAAGAATAATAAAATTCAAGGATCTACTAATAATACAGAGCGAGGTAATATAAAACTTACAGAATTAACTATAGAAGACATACGCAAATATCAAAAAATAAAAGATCCAGATAATGCAGACCGTCTTTTTGCTGTAGGTAAATATCAACTTATCCCATCTACATTTGAGATGGCTGTAAAAGGTTTAGGTTTACCAAAAAATACTGTATTTAACAAAGAAACACAGGAAAAAATAGGTAGATACTTATTATTTGAAAAGCGCCCATCACTAGGTGCTTATATAAAAGGTGAATCTAATGATGAAGCAAAAGCACTGCTAGAAGCTTCAAAAGAGTGGGCGAGTTTACCTAATCCAAAAACAGGTAATAGTTATTATGGTAAAGGTAATAAAGCTCAACATACTTTAAAAGAAACTAAGATAGCCTTAAATAAAGCCCGTAATGATTATGCAAAAAGTAAACAGGACTAAATAATGTTTGGACTTCCCTTAGAATTAATCACAATGCTTTTCTCTACTGTCTTAGGTGGAGTTATGTCCATTTGGGGTCAAAGTAATAAAGCTAAAGCAGAACAACAGAAAGCCCTTGTAGGCGCAGTCAGTGATGCAAGAGAGCATGGCAGTAAAGATAAACACTTTGCTTGGACACGTAGGATCATAGCTTTATCTGCAGTAGGCTCTATTATTGTATTGCCAAAGTTAGTAGCAGTATGGTATCCTGACGTAAGCGTAATCGTTGGTTACACAGAAGTACAAGGCGGTTTTATTAACTGGCTCTTAGGCGCACCAGATGCAATACATTGGAAAGCAGCTCGTGGATTTGTTATAACCCCTCTAGACACACACATAGTTTCAGCAATAG